AATTGTTGATTTTGTACCTAACCTTGAGGCTATTGATTTATTTAATAACTCCAGCCTGGGCACAAAATTATGTAAACATTTTTGTCACAAATTTTATGATGCCAGGGATAAAAATACCAAAACTATCCCTGAAATATTTAATGATGATGTAAAATTAAGGAAAACAATAGCAAATAGATTAGGTTTAGATTGGCTGGAAAATGATCAAAATGGGCCCGGCGTAAATGAGGCTTTTAATCTCTCTTTCCGAATGATTGTGCAGGGCTTTCGTTCTCAGAGATTAGTTGCCTCTACATCTATGTTTAAACCGGATATAGCCAAATATATGTATATGAAATACTCTAATGAAGGAGATATTGTGTTCGATTATTCGGCCGGCTTCGGAGGTAGACTATTAGCAGCCGCTTCTTGTAATCGTAAATATATCGCAACAGATCCTCTTACTACTCCAGAAGTTCAAACAATGGCTGATTTCTTTGGTTTAAAAAATATAACACTTATTAACAGCGGATCAGAACACATTAGATTAGACGAAAACTCAATTGATTTTAGTTTTAGTTCTCCTCCATATTATAATCAAGAGCACTATTCATCTGATTCTACTCAGGCATATAATAATGGTGAAGATTACTTCTATAACACTTATTGGAATGACACCTTAGAAAACGTTAAATATATGCTAAAGCCGGGGAAATGGTTTGGTTTAAATGTTAAGAATTTCCCGAGGATGGTCGATATGGCAAAAGATAAATTCGGCCCAATAATAGAAGAAGTACAATTACGTACAATTCGCGGGCATTTAAATAAAACAGCAGGCGTTACTAAATTTGAATCAATATATATGTTCAGGAATAACAAATGAAAAAAGTAAATTTAGTAGGTCAAAAATTCGGAAGACTATTAGTTATTTCCGACGCAACTGAGCCTGGTGAAAGATCTAAGTGGAATTGTTTGTGTGATTGCAAAAATACAGTTATTGTGAAATTAGATCACTTACGAGATGAACATACTAAATCTTGCGGATGCCTTAATCTTGAAAAAATAAGCGCTCGCGCCCCTAATATGTACAAAAAAAATATAAAATATCACCCGTCTATATCTTCCGCCAGAACAGTTTGGAGACGCAGGTATAGGGATGGCGGATTATCTTTTGAAGATTTTTTTGAACTAACTCAAAAAAATTGCCATTATTGCGGAGATCCTCCAAATAATAAGGCTAATACCCATAAAGACGATCCTAAATCTTCACAACAAGCTAAAGATCAAGGAGATTTTGTTTATAACGGATTAGATAGAATAGACAGCTCTAAAACTCATACATTAGAAAATGTTGTTCCTTGCTGTTGGCATTGCAATTACGCTAAAAGAAATAGATCTGTAGATGAATTTTTAGATTGGATTAAAAAAGTTTATAACGTAAATTTTTCAACTTAATATTTTTTTTTGCTATGTCCTCGTGTGCCTGCTATTATTAATTCATCAGTTTCCTCGTTCTTTAACTTAAGATCATTGTATTTTTTATATTTTCTTTGTAAGTAAATTTCGGATTCCTCATACATCCAATTAAGTATTTTTACTACTTGTCTATTGCCAGAAGTAGATACATCAAATACATTACTGTTTTTCGCTTTATAAAAACAAAAGTGTACATCAATATCGCCCCTTATAATTTCATCTATTTTTTTGACAAATTGTAATGTTGATGTTATTTTAAACGTGCTGCTATATCCTTTTTTTAAGTTTACGTTTATACTACCGTCACCATCAAAATATCCTCTTATAAAATGCCTGTTAAGATTTTTAGGTAGCCATTCAGGATATTCAATTTTAAATGTTTTGCGCTCCATACACCCTAGCTTCTCCAATTGCTCACAAATATGCTTGCTGTGAATCGTTATATATGCCGTTATTCCCTTTCCTTCATGTGTTCTATCTTGAGTTTTTACATGTTGTTCTGGGTTTTCTTTGTAAATTAATCTAGATAGTTTAATCAAAATTTCTTTGTCTGTTTGCTCAAGACCTAAAGTAACAAAATTTGCACTTTTATGATTGCAACCATCGGCATATAAAAAACCAAGAAAATAAGCCTTTTCCTCAGAGTCAATATTATCGAAAAAATCTTCGTTTATCGGGTAAATACGGTGCGCGGCTTCTGCCGAACGGATTTTAACCCCATTCTTTTTAAGAATCCTTCTAATACCAGATACATTATATTTATCTGATATTTTAGGCATTGACATTCCTTGCTTATATAACTCGCATATTTCTTGTTTGTTTTCTTCCGTTAATATTTTTTTTGGACCTCTTATTTCAATTCCGGCATCTTTTAAATATTTGGTAACTGTTTGCGCTTTACTACCAATCATTTTGCCGATAACCGCCGATGATAGCCCCTGGTTGTATAATGTGATTATTTGTTCAACTGCATATTTGTTTAACATTTGTTTATCCTATAACGTGTGTAACAATATATCTAAATATTACATAGATAAAAAAATAAAGGCCGGAACAAGTCCGACCTTTATTTCTCAATCACTCGTTAGGCTAATTAGGAGCCAATAACGATGCTCTTATTACCCTTGGCCGTGCCGCGAGGGTTTACGATACCAATACCAATTTCTTCCGATACCACCCATCCTAGTTTTAACTGCTTAGGTTCGTCAGCAGGAAGAACTTCAATATCCTGACGAATCGGCATTACACCAACGAACTCAGGATCGGCAGCTCCATAAACAGTGCCCGGAGGAACGATTTTGGAGACCATGATATCCGCGCCCCAGATATGAGCGTAGAGACCGGTCTGTAGAATTTCGCGCTGAGTTACCGGGTCAACTTCGCCACCAGTCGGGCCTTGACCGCCACCGGATGCCCAGTTAAGGATATCCGTAAACTCATTGATGTTCATGAAGAACTTAGTCGTTACCAAGTCCCAGCGATCAATCTGGACTTTGATTTCGATGAGGTCGCGCTTAAGCAATCCACCGTCAGCAATGTCCTGTACCGTGTTCTCGACACCGGAAGCGTTATCAAGGGCAGCAAAGATGTTCGCATCTTCCTGGGCCATGATTTCTTGACGAGCCTTCTGAACCGCTCTGTCAATAACGTTAAACCGACGACGACGAACTTCTGAAATCCTAACGGTCGGATTTGAGAAAATCTCGAAGGTCGGAACAACAACGCGGTCACCGAATACGCGGCTTTCTGCACCCGTACCGTTTGAAGATACAACGGTAGCAGAAACGTCAATATCGCGCTCATATGAAGGATTCGCGCCTTGGGGGAGCGGATCAACAACGAGAACTCTACGAGCAATTCCTTGGTAATCTAAGTTGCGTCGAATCGGGTTAGCCATTGCCTGGGCTAACGCGACTTTGCCTTCGTTGGTAAGAATCGCGCGAGACATAAGCTCATCGCGTTTCTCATCGTTAAGGCCCGGACGACCAGCTAAAGCAGAATTTGACGGCTGGTTCTCTTCTAGAATCGCCGCATATTTTACGAGAGTGTTTAACGCATCTTTTACAGACGACGCATTCATCTCTCCATTTGTACTAAATAAACTCATTCAATCTCCTTAGGTAATTGCCAACATACATCAGCAAATTTTTTTGTTTGTAGAAATTTGGCACACTCGTTACAGAACATGCCGTCACTATATATTATGTAATGTTATTCCCAGTTTTTAAAAAAATATTATAAAAACAAAAATCCCCCGCTTTTTAGGGCGAGGGATTTTCTTATCACAAACTAACTAAACAGATCAGTTAATTGGTGGCGCGAAGTAGATGATCGCTTGGGTCATTGCTACTTTCTGTAGTGACGTTACGTTTCCGCCAGGTGAATTAAGAGCCGCGACGAGATAGTTAGGCGTGGTGACCAAACTGCGATCCGTGGTGAACTCAATAAAACGACCTAGGACAACGTTTTCGAACGCTTTTCCTACGGCCGGGGTTAGGACACCAGCCGCAGTCGCATAGAGCCTATCTCCAATTGAAAGCGTTGTGTTGGTTGGAACTAAACCGTTTGAAGGAGTAGTATCAACCGCATCTAGTGTTACCGCGTATGTACCGGGTTTATCCCAGCAAGTGATTTTACCAGAAGCAAGCGCCGAGTGAGGTCCGAGAACCGCACCATTGACTGATTGCATACCAGTCGTACCACCAACTACTGAACCGAATAGGGTTCCGTAACCAGTAATACCTTCGTCAAGCAGGAATAGTGGACGAGTACCTGAGGCAAGAAGTGTAGTAACATATGGACGCTGAGCCGGGTTACCTACATAACCGTCAGCACCGTTCGCATCCCACGCCGCTTTGTCAGGATTAGTAACCGCGACGCCGATGATCGTTCCTACTTCTCCACCTTTCATTGTGGAAGTAATGTTGTCATACCCGTCGAACTGGCCTAGGGGTTGATCACCTGATTGTAAAAGTCTAAGAGCCATTTTGTTTCCTTAAAATATTTGTCTTACATCTATGGATATTTATAATCCTACATTTATTCCTAATTAAGCCTAGATTCATAAAAATAAATTTTAACACAATATAGCGGAATTATATTATGATTTGTTTGCAAAAATGTACAATGTGCGGGCTGGAAAAAGAATTAAGTTTTGACAATTTTAGTTGGCGAAAAGATAATAATAAATGGCGTGAAGAATGTAAAAAATGTAGAGTTGCGCGTCAAAAAGAATATGTAAAACATAACCCGGTAAATAAAGAAAGGGTTCATAAGTGTCAAAAAGAATGGTACGAGTTACATAAAAAAGAAATAAGGGCGAAAGAAAGAGAGCGCCGCCAAAACGATCCTGCTTTTAGATGTAGAAAAACTGTTAGCCTTATGGTTAATTTGTCCCTTAAAAAACAAGGATCTACTAAAAACGGCAGGTCTGTATCAGAATTTTTGGAAATAAATAAAATGTTTGCTCATTTGCAGTCTAAATATGAATGGTGGATGACTGACAAAAACCAAGGAGTATACAGTCCTAAAACTTGGGATGATAATGATCCTTCTACATGGACCTGGCAAATAGATCATATAATTCCACAATCAGATTTGCCATACACAGAGATGTCACATGATCCGGAGAGTAATTTTCAGAAATGTTGGGCGTTATCTAATTTAAGACCATTAAGTGCGAAACAAAATTTACTAGATGGCCTAAGAAGAACAAGACATAAAATTAACGCAGCATAGAAAATAATAAAAATCTTTCATCCATATTGTTTGCTAACTTTTCTGGCATTAATTCTTCTGTGGCCCCAATTTGTTGAGACTCTAGAGGACTATCTATTTTATCATCAGCCGTTGGAACAAACTTAGTAGCAATTGGCGGATTTTCCTGAGTATCTTTAATATCAATAGCATCCATAGTGGCTTGAGCTTTAGAAATTAAATCGAACGCCTTTTCTATATCTTGCGGAGAAGCTTGTGGGTTTAATGAGTCTCCAACAATAATGGTCCCAAAAGCATTTAGCGAGTTTGGGTTAAGTTTTTTTATTTCGGTTGATAGTTTATTTTCAATACTTTTTGCCGCAAAGACAAACTGATCATCTATTAATGGGTTGTTTATATCCCCGTTATAGATTCCTAGTTTACTAAAGTATTGTTTAAACGGTTTAATCATGAAGTAAATTTAGATATTGTTTGCGTGATTTCATTCTTTAATTTTTCGAGCGCGCCTGGGTCTGTGGCTGCCGGAGCTGTTGTGGGGGCTGCTGGGGCTTGTTCTAATTGTTTTTGAATTTGTGGAGCGTAACCTTTTGCTTTTTCTTCTACTAACGCTACGGCCTTAAGGTCTTGCTGTACCGCCTTGTTTAATCCTTCTAGAGCATGAACAGCTTCGGTTGCGTCATCTGGTATTATGGCGCGCGCAATATCTTTAAGCTTTTGAGTCCAATCATAAGACGCATCTTGTGACTGTAGCGTATCTAATTGAGTTATATATTGCGGAATTGAGATTGACATTTGTATCAATTTTTGTTTATAAGATTCTGCCGCCTTAATATCTTTTTGCTGTGTTTTGGCTGCGTTAATAATTGATTGAGGAGTAAACACTTCTATTTTAATAGTTTCAAATGATGTTGCTGCGGCTTTTAAATCACTAACATCTGAGACTATATTATCA